TCGCTAAATTTTGCACCACCAAAACCTAGTCCTGTATCCATCAGTCGAGAGTTATCTTAATCGTGGAAGCATTGAACTTAAAGATGTCACCATCGTTTACTGTCTTCGTAGTAGTAGTGGAGAAATCCGATTTTTGCAAATTTTGATATGCCACCAAGTTCCCTGAAGAAACAGCATCATAGATCCCTACCCAGCCGACAATCCCCCAATCAGCAGTAGCAGTTGGGAAAGTGATAGCACTTGTATTCGTTGCTAGTGCTGTCCCTGTGCCTGTGATCGTAAATGCACAAATTTGCCTAGCGTATGATCCACCAGAAACCTCAGTTCCAGAGGCAGAATCCGATGGAGTTGCTGTCAATAATCCAACATACCAGTTAGTAGGTTTGGTGTATGTTGTTGATCCGAAAACGTGATTCCAGATTTTGTCTTCAAGATAATTCGTTAATCCTGCCATGATATTTTATCCAAATGGTGTAAATGATATGGATGGAGTAGAACCAGAGAATTTGGCTTGCTCATCCGATTTTTTAATTTGCTCTAAAATCTGGTTATATTTACCAGCCCAAAGACCAATGCGTTCATCTGCTTGGAGATATGGAGCAGAGTGCATCAATGATCCATATAAATACGCATCTGGATGGTCTGTAAGTAACCAGTTGACTCCATTTGAAGCAGTTGCCGAAAGTGCTGGAATCTTCTGGTAATACACGATCTCTATTGTGTAATCTCCATCTGGTACAGGTGCGAACTCAATTGAGTCCTGCATTACAGAATAATACAGTGGTTTTCCAGTAGAGTCACCTGCTCTATGAATATCCAGATTTTGCAGGTTCTTGTAAGTTAAAGGAGTAACAGGATCAGTCAATAGATCAATATTACGCATTCCTAGAAAGTCAGCAGGTAGTTTCACATACTGACTATTGATTGGCGCACGACTCCTAATGGACATATCTCTGACACGTAATGTCCTATTAAGGTCTGCTTCACACATAGTGATAAAGTCAGGTATCACAGAAGTTAAATCTGATCTATTTAAGAAATCAGCTATGCTGGCTTGCAATTCTGTGTAATTACTTAATGCCATTTAGAGTCTTCCCTTCCATACCCTGAATGCCTTGTTATCGTGATTATTAGCCCACTTCTTCCAATCTTTCTGCGTCCATTTTTCACGAAAACTCCGGTCTAATACGAATTGAGGTATTACAGCAGAGAGTTTCCAATCTTTTGAAGGTTGCAAGTCAGACATATCCTTTGCAATCTCAATTAGAGGCTGGACATCCTCTTTGTGTTCTATCGTAAAGGTCTTATCGTGTTGGTCGTAGGAGAAGATTTCTTCCTTCCCCTGCGACCTAGACAATAACCTTTTTTTAGAAGGTAATAGTGCCATAAACTATGTTATGGTACAATCCGCAACGATCCCTGAAGCCTTCTCATTAGCTGAGATGAGACTGTACTCAACTAAAAGCGCACGTTTGATTGCGTCACCTGTTTTTGCCACTTCTTCCTGTTTGAAGTCACGGAAATATGCAACTTTCCAATACTCAGGATCAAGAACGAAACAGGACTGCTCTCTGGAAATCCTTGAAGGAATAATTTTCAATTCCCCAAAGTCAGAACTGTACAAATGCGCTCCACCTTGAATTGCATCTTTTGCAATCATTTGTCTTGCGCTTGAACGTCCGTCAAAACCAGAGATTTTCCCTTTATTAACAGGGCCGACCATGACAGTCGTTGGATCACCACCCTGAGTGTAAACTGACTGAATCACAGTCTTCAAAAGTGCTTCTGTTAAGGCACGTTTTGTTCCTGCGTCAGTTGCAGTTGAACCAGAGTTTGCAGAAGGGTTAGCACCTGCTGGAGAACCACCACCTCTTGAGGTATTCGTGACAAGCCATGTCTCAAGACCACCGGATTTACGAGCAGTACCAGTGGCTCCAACGGCCTTTGCTACGTTACCTGTTAAGGCTAATTCCATATCCTTCTTGAGCATTTTAGAATTGAGCGATAATTGGTATGCCATTTCTGAATCTCTCCCTGCGTTATTAGACGCTTGCTGAGAACCAGAAACTATGACAGTCTTTCGTGAGATTTGGGTGTAGTTCCCAAGTCTTACTGTAGGTGTCACAGCAGTGTAAGCATAGTCATCTCCGTCGATATGAGCATTACTTGCTGGACTGGCGAGAGTATCAGTCTGCCACTCCACTAAAGTATTTGTCGCTTTCGCTTTACCAATCATTGACATGAATGGTGTATCACTTGGCGCAATATTATAAATTGTATTAGACAAATCTTCCCTGCGCCCAATGGCTTGATATGTCTGGTAAGTACTGGCAACGATAGCCATAAGTCCCTCTTATTATTAAGGATTATTGAAAAATCATGAACGAATCATGTTATAAAAAACTGCCTGTGCATCTTCAATTTTGCCAGACTTGCGTAATCTTTCCGATGCCTTCTTAGATTTCGTACTACTGGGATTTATTGACTGTGAACCTGCCTTCATGCTTGAACGATGACTTGGCTTTAAAGTACCTCGCTTTTTGGCTAATTTATCGTAGAGCATTGCTTTACGCATAGTTGCGACTGCTCTGGAGTCATACGCTTCATTCAGTTCTTGATCTGTGAAGCCTATGTTTTTTCCATATTCTACGATTGCTTTTCTTTCAGCTTTTGCGACTTTTTCATCAGACCACTCAGGGATCAATGTACTAAGATTGTCCCTCTGTGATGCAATGTATTTTTCCAAGTTTGCCTGTTGCTCTGCATTCTCCTGCGCTTTCAACTGACTAATCTGTTGTTCACGCATTTGATCCTGCATCTGAGCTTCACGCATTTCATCTCTTTCGAGCATAAATTGCATTGGATCAGAGTCTTTTAAATCTTGCCAGTATTGGGAATCTTTTTGGGCTACTTGAGGTTGTGCAGTTTTTGCGGATTCAAGTGCTTCGATTGCTTGTGATCGTAGTTGTCTTGCTTCTGCAATTTCGTTCTCAAACGACTTGCGATCTTCTGCAAGTGACTGAGACTTCTTAGTAAACGATGATTGGCGTGAGTATCCTGAGATCAACTCGTCAAGTGAGACATCTAGTTCTTCACCATCAGCACGTACCTTAAACATCTGTACGTCTGATTCTACTTCATCCAAGTCTTCGTCTTCTTCTTCATCCTGCACATCTTCTGAGTCTAATTCTAATTCTTCAGACTCATCGGGGGATTCTTCTGCTTGTTCTTCTAATGATTCTTCACCATCTTCAGAGGACAGTTCTTTTCCCCATGCTACAGTTGCGTCATCAAGCGCATTTCCGATAACCAGACTATTGCCCTCGACTACTTCTTGTTCTGCCATGCTTTCTTTCTAGCAGTTCAGGACATCACTCTTGTTCCCAAAAAGGAATGAGTAATCTCCTCAAATGCTAAATTAGTTGTTTTGCGATCTTTCCGCTATTAATCATGGATTCGATTTCCAGCTTCACTTCAGAGAGAACCTTGAGAGATAAATAAAACTGCTCACGTTTCTCCTCATCACCGATTCCAGAAGAAATCCATGCGTTAATGTATTTTTCCTCCAGTAAGTCACACGCTTCTGCGAATACTGGAGACTTTAGAAGCGTTTCCGCTTCGTTCCCTTGTGCGACTCTCTCCTCTATAGACTTAGGAGTCGCACTCTTTCTTTTCTTAGACATTTAGTTTGCCATTCCTTCTTCTGGAACTTGTTCCATATTAGTAGGAGACATCTCTTGAGGTAACTGCATCTGTTGCATCATCTGTTGCTGTTGCATCATCTGTTCCTGTGCCCTCTGCTGTGCTTCTGCACGAATCTTCTCACGATCCTTCTCCATATTCCCCTTTATTTCGGTCATGTCAATCGTGGTCTTATACTTGTTCTCCATCTCCTTCTGCTTCATACCTACATCAGAGTCCAGCTTGTCTCTCTGTAAGTCATCATCACGAATCATCTTTTCTTGGTCAAGACCGAACTTCTGCTTATCTAACTCAATATCTGCCCTGACTTTATCTGCTTGTGCTTGTGCAAAGATTTCATCTGCTGTTGGTTCAGGTTCTTCAGGTGGAGGTGGTTGAAAATCTTTCGGGTTACTCCAGAAGGATTGCGTGTCTTTAAATCCAGAGAGTTCCGTCATCTTAGATAATGTATGATGATACTGCTCATTTGTAACAAAAGGATTCGTTGAACCTTGCTCCTGTAAAATCTTCTCCTGTTTTACTGCAAGTCCTGCAAGCATCTGCATACGCTCCTGAGTAGTACCCATTCCTAATGCAACATTCACTGAAACATCCATTCCAATGTCCCATGATCTAGGGTCAATAGGTATCCAAGTGTTACGCAAGCGAACCATGCGAGCTTTATCTTGATGGTTGTGCAAGAGCTTCAATATCTTCTTAAATAATGGCTTCATACCATTCTCAGCAAAGACCCTGCACAATAACTCTATCTGTGCCTGAGAACTCGCCATAGTAGCGGAAACTGCGCTTTTTTCAGTGCTTTGGAGTGCATCTGGATCAAGACCCATTGAAGCCTTACTCATTCCAGTGCGGTCTTCCTTCATCCGATCCATGTAGTCCAGCATCGGAAATGCTTCCTTACCATTGAAGGACTTATTCAACTCCTGAATTGCACCTGCTGATCTCGTTCTAATAAGTTTTCCAACCTTATTAGAAAGAGCATCATCTATATTAACCTGTCCCTCAATAATTGCTGTGTCTGGATGGATTGCTTTTGCGAGTGAATCCAACATATTCCGTAGAATACTCGACTTCACCAACTGGACATCCATTGTCAGGTCTGTTACCGATGCTCCCCTCCAGAAATGCGGTTCTGGATAGCCAGAAAAGACCACAAATGGTATATCAGCAACCGGACTATGGTGTAGCAACTTATGATGATTGCCAGCACAACAAAACCTACGGAGGCTAGTAATTCCAGAACCGGAGAAATCAACTTTCGCATACGCTTCAATATATAAGACCTTGCGATTCGCTTCTCCACCCTCGTCAGAATCAGCGAAACTTCCCAGAGGGTGTCTTGAAAGGTACTCCATATTCGTATCAAATTCATCGTCATCTCCTGCTAAATCCAGCATCTCATCATAGTCATAACCCATACTTACAAGTTCACTGACTGTGAGATACCTTCTATGTGCAACTATAGACGCATCCTCTACAGATTTTGCTCTCCTATCTATCAAAAACTCCTCTGGAGGTAGTGCTTCAAATATAACTGAACCTTCAACCGAAAGTCTCCGAATAACGACATCATGCAACTGCGGAACTTCCATGTTCTGAGGTTGCGGTTGTCCTGCTTCGGTTGGAGAGTTGCCCTCAGTTGAAGGTTGTTCTTGCGGTACAAAGTTAGGGTCTGGATACGACTCTATTGAAGACCCTTCAATGTCAGGGTCAGACATAAGTGCTTGTAATGCTTGATCGTCTAACCCTGTATACTCCTCATGCTCGACTTCTTCCCTTCTCTCCCAATCAACTTTTGCAATTCCGACCCTCTTTACAAGAGCATCCTTAATAATAGAGTAGAAAGTCTGGAAGGAGGTTGGATTGTCTGCACCTAAGACAACTGTATTTACGTAATCACTAGCTTGTTCACTACTTGGTACATCTTCTGGAAAGCGTGGCTGGTACTCTACAACTCTCTGAGTCCCAAAAAAGGTGCGCATTATCTGAGGGAGCATTAATGCTATAGTATCCCTGACATCCCTAGAGACTACCTGAGAGCGTCCATCCTCCTCATTACCAAATGGTCTACCATTGAAGTAATCACTCGCTACAATGCGATCTGGTGCTTCTGAGAGATCAATATAGTCAACTGCTTCTTCTATAAGACCAGCGACTATACCCTCCAGTTCAGTAATGTCCATTGCAGTATCACCAGCGAGCCTAATCTGCTCTGCTTCCAATTCTGCTGTCTGCTCTCGTACTTCTGCGTCTGTTAAAGCCATGATTTTTAAGAGAAGGTTCCGTAATTACAAGTCAATCTCACTGAAAAACAAGGTTGGATCAAGTCTTTTTGGTCTTTTGTAGGATAAAAGACCAGATTGCTCCACCTGCTACTTTCGCAACAAACTGTCCAAAAATAATCTCTGGCATAAAAACACCAAAAGCCATAGTTGGGAAAATAACGGAATCTAATGCACTCCCAGCAATGTTAGAACCATTAGAACGGATCAAGAATTTGTACTTACGCAGTCTCGCATAAAGCAGAGCATCACCTATACCAGACACAAGGAAAGCTGTTGCACTGGCAATTGCAATGGGAAGTGCTTCCCAATTCAAGGCAACAGTTATGGCAGAACCTCCACAAATAAGTGCTAGCATTTTTAACCAAAG